TGATACTTCGGGTTCTAGAGCCTCTTGGCAGTACAACTATCCTGTCTATTGCAAAACTTACGTCGAAGCAGTTCGAAGTGAAGTGCCGGGCTCTATGAGTGTCGTCACAAGAACTTCCTACAGAGGTAAATCCACGCGATACGTCCCTAACTACGGCTCTGTGTACGGTGTCTTGGGCGAAGGAGTTAGGAATATGGTGCGCACCTTCAGTCCTGGCGTTAATAGTTCAAACCAAAAAGGTATTTAAACGCTAAGTGTGCAACTGTTTAAGGGCAGTATGTGTACTTAGACCGGTTAATATTTATCTTGTAGTTTCTTCTGAGTCATATCGATGTTTATCGATAATGATTTTCCGAAGATTCTTGGTGCTGAACTGTACCGTCCGCACCCCGCATACATCGTTGAGATGGCTGCGGAGCCCGTGGTTGTTCACGATTTTTCGAAACAACCCGGCCAGACTGTACAACTGGATCGTTACCGCTTCTTCGGTAACCCCGGCTCCAAAGAATCTCGCGAGCGCACTGCTGAGCAGACCATCGGTACTGCTAACAGCCGCAACATTGTGAAAGACAAGGTTCTGGTGACTCTTAAAGAGTACACCGGACCTGCCGACCCGTCTGATCCGACTCAGCCGAGCACCTTTAAGATTGCTCGCGAGACTCTGATCACCGCCCAGCGTCTTCTGCTGGACACCGGCAACCTCACCACCTTCCACCAGTCCATCGGCAGCCTGACTCTGCTGGATGACTATCGTCGGTGGCGCGATCGGGTGTTCATCAACGAACTCCTGAAAGCTGTTTCCAAGGGTCAGTCTTCTGACTCACAGGGTGGTTACTACTTCCCTGGCGACCTGGCTACCGGTTCTCTGACCTACACCAACGCCGAGCAAGCCAAGTTTGACGTTAAGGACGACCTCCTCCGCGTGGTTAAGTCCCTGCGTAAGCGCAACACCCCGACCTACCAGGACGGTTTCTATCGTTGCGTTTGTGACCCCACTTTCCTGATGCATCTGCGTCAGAACAGTGACTTCCGTGAGGTGGCTCGCTACCCCGGTAACGGTCAAATCAATCCTCTCATGTCAGCTATGCAGCCTAACGCTGCTATCTACATGGGTCAGGGCTTCGGCCAAGCCAGCTTTGTGGCTGGTGAGCCGATCATGCCTACGGGATTTGTCTTTGAAGGTGTGCGATTCTTCGAATCCACCAACATGCCTTCTCAAAGCCAAAACGCCACCATCGCTGGCACTGCCAAGGATTACAACGCTGCAATCGGTATCTTCTTCGGCCCACAGGCTGTCGGTGTCGGTATTGGCGGCAACAACGCCCAAGTTCTTCTGAACAACAACGACGATTTCAGTCGTTTCATTCAGATGATCTGGTCGCTGTATGCAGGTTTCGAACTGCTTAATGCAGACTTCGTGACCGTTGGTTACTCTTTTGACGCTTGAGGAGGTAACTAACAATGGCTATCAACTCTAATCAGCTTCACGTTGCCAAGATCTACCCTGGCAACTACACCAACGTTCTTCGTTTCTGGCACGAAGAAAAATCCGTTAACTTCCAGAACGCTAACGGTGTCGACTCGACCCTCACCAATCAACCGATTGGCGGCCCTGTCGGCGTGATTTTCCAGCCTGGCTGGATCGCACAACAAGCCGTCGGTTACGTGGACATGAGCTACCAAGCTCTTGGCACGTCTAACCAGATGAGCTACTACACCAAGCCTTATGGCTCTGGTCAGAACAGCGCTGAGCAGCCTTTCCTGAATGCTGACGTCATCGTTCCTTCTCCCGACTTCCACAAGGACGTCCGGGCAGATATCACCGATGGCATCAAAGTTCCTGCTACTGCTTACGTTTATCGTGCTTCCCTGCGTCTCAGCGGTGGTGATCTCGTTAGCTCCGGTGTTGCCGGTGCCGACTCCACCCCTGAACTGACCCTTGTTCCCGCTGTGGGCGAAGGTCTGAAGGACGACGGTACTGTTGTTTCCGGTCAATTCGGTGCAACCCTGACCGGCTCCAACAACGCTATCGCTAACGGCAGCACTGCTTCCACAAACATTATTGACTCAAGCAGCCTGGCTGCTCTGGGTTCTGAGACTCAGTGGAAGCTGTTCACCACGGTTGACCTGGGCGGAGCTTCTGCTTCCGGTCTGGCTCAAGGCTCCGGTATCTACGATCCCCGCGCTGCAGCCAACAAACTGTCTGGTGATGATAAGGCTCTCGCAATCTGCGAAGTCTGCTGGATCATTCCCGATGAACCGCCCGAGCGTCAAGATGTTGCTCTGCAACCTGACGGTCTGGTTGAGTCTTCGACCTACACCAGCACCTCTCCTTCCTGATATCATCAAGAAGAACACGGACAGACCCTTGCTTATGCAGGGGTCTTTTTTTTTATGTTCATTTAACAATGAAATTCTTTAAAATCCACATAACGCTATTAACCTACGTGAGACATAGTTGTGATCACTATGGCTGAGGTTTCAGATTTTTCTTTAAATAGAAAAGAATGTCCAAAATGTGGAGCTTGTTGGTTGAATGATCAGCATTACTGGGCGACAGGAGCAAAGGGTAACGAGAAAGATTTAGCTGGTTTAGTTTGTAATATGATTAACAGCGCCGATTGCATTAACCCAGAAAAAGGCACTGAAGGCGGCGACACCTGGGAGAAGCGAGCTAAATTCTTAGAGAATCTTGAAAAGGTAAAGGATCAGCGATTTGGATCTTTGTGGGATGCAGGCGTTTCAAACGAAGATAATTAACGCATTGGCGTAATCAAGCCACCTAAAGCTGGACCTTGACGCCTGAGTTGAGCGCCTAAACTTTGATCTGCAAAAGGTTTCAATAACTGCTCACCTGCATCTCTGAGTTTTTTAACCGTTTTCTGAAACTCAGGAGAGTCTGTCTTACCCATGTCGTAGTAAGAGAAAAGCCTTAAATAATGCTCCGGATTAGCTAGAGGAGCGGCTCTTTGAATCCTCCTAGCAAAATTATCTTCTTTTGGTTCGAATCCAGCTGCAGATGCATACTCCAAAGCATCCGGTATAAAGTCAAGACCTCTTGTTAAATATGAAGCCGCTACTTCACCTGGGATTATTACGTCAGCATTCCGGGCTCTCTGGATTTCAGATTCTTCGTCTGGGTTAGTTGATTCCGTGTAATAACCCAGAGCGTCTCCAGCGTACCCTAGACCTTGCAAAAGACCTCCTGCCAAACGAAGAAACTGTCCAGGCATTGTCTTTAAAAATATTATGCTTGCACTATTTTAGTGCTTTTTGGTATATGCTACTGCTCGTATAGTGATTGTTATGACCAGCAAGATCTACGCACCGAGCGGTATCAAAGTCACCGTCTTGTCAACACATGATGAGGGTGAATACTTTATGGTGCGCTCCGACACCTCTGGTAAGGTGTTTTTTGCTCATAAAGATCAAGTAGTTGAGCAAACAGGAGAAGATACAAAAAACAAAAATGACGACAGTCAAGGGTTAAAACGACGTGGTCGACGAAAAATTTCTCAGACCAGTTCTGAGAAAAAGGTCGTTGTCAAACCTCAAGTGCCGTCTGACAATCGTGTCAACCTTAATACTTTGACTGCTGAGGGTCTGACTCAGGTTCTACCTGGCGTTGGCATTAAAACAGCAAAAGAGATTATTGATTTAAAGCAAAGTCTTCCTGGTGAAAAATTTAATAAACTCGATCAGCTTAAAGCTGTAAAACGGATTGATTGGGATGAAGTTTTTGCTACAGGTGATGTGTTTGTAGAATAAAAACATATATGTTAAATAACCCGTGGCGCAGTTAACCCAAAACGAACTAGAGCAGATCCAGAGTTATCTGGCTCAGCAGGGTGTAACTTTCAACGCCACGACAACGGATGCCTCAAAACGTGAGGTAATTTACGCGGCGATTAACCAAATCACCCGTAACCCTGCACAAGTTTTTGGGTACAAACTTGATGACTACAACTTCAGCAGAGTCGCTTATCACCTTGCTTACAATATTGCCACAGTGCCAGCTGGGGATTACGCCAGACTTGTAGAAGCGTGTAATAGTATTCCAAGTGAATACTATAACGATAAAATTGTTCAGCAGATAGAACGTTGTGAGGAAGCTGAGCGTCTTACTGAACTAGCGACAGGCAAAGCAACAAGCCGCCAGGAAACGATCCTTGGTGACGTTTCGCGTTCGATCAATATTCAGGACAAACGTGAAACGGCTCGTGTGTGGCGTGAGAACTATATGTACGAATGCGATCGCCTCGCGCAGATGCTTTACGTGCCTAACTATCGAGACCCTGTTGCCTCTCGTTATCGTTTCGAGCGTTCGGGAGGAGAGTTTATTCAGGCTATTCCTGGACCGCCTGATGTATCACGCTCTGACAGAATTTATTTTCGGGATAATTGGCGCTAAACTTATTTTATAAAATAGTCGTGCAACGCCGTGTCAAAAGCAGAACGGAATCTAGCCGCCCTTAACGCTTTGCGACAGCAAGCACAAAGGCTCGGCGAGATGATTGACGATACGGGAAAAAACTTAAGTGAACCACTTCTTAAACTTTTTAGTAATAAATCGACTCGTGACGCTGCTCGCGAACAAATGAGATCAGTTCAAGCAGCAACCGAGCCTACACGTATCGGAGAACAAGTAAGAAAAGCCGGTGGAATCACGATGGGTGAACGTCGGGTTCCTTCTGTAGAAGATTTAGGAGGTGCTCCGAAACCTGAGTTTAATTTAAATGCTTTAGATCAGAACTCACCTGAAGTAAGGAAACTTCTGGAGTTACGTAGAAAAATCGGTCCTATGCAAGGACCTCGTGAGTCGACCGCTGCAGATTACATGTTCCAACCAGCAATCCGTGGTATGCGGAACCCAGCTGGAATGGAAGCTCCTGGCACGATGTTCTCTTCTACAGGAAAAGTCACCGAACCGGGTACAAGAATCGGTGGCCGAATGATGGCCGGTGAATATCCGAACTCTCCTCGTAGGACAGTTGTTCGTGAAACTGAAGTTGAAGTTTCTCCTGGTCAAGGAGAACTTCCTTTAGATTTCCGCTCTAATCGCGAGGTTATGAGTGAAGTCGAGCGGATGATGGCACCCGGTATGGGTGGTCGTAAAAGTAGGGATACATCAGGAGTAATTACAGAGTTTGACCCAGGTGAATTAGTCAGGTCACCTGGCGGACGCTTAAGTGCTAATGACATCGCCCGAATGAAAGCACAGCAGGATCCGATGCGTCCTCAGGGTGTGAGGATGGTGGATCTTGGTGATATTGAATTCACCATGGATCCACGTCAAGCTCGCAATACAGGTCTCGCTGGTGCCGGTGCCTTGACTGTTGGTCTCGCAGAAATTCTTCGTAATCGAATGAATGATGCTCCTGTTTCTGAAGAAGAAATGAGGTTTAATCGAAGAAATGCAGGGACCACCAAGCCAAGCCCCTGACGCGGGTGATTATATGGGAGGAGATGGTTCACTGCCACCGGGCAGTATTCAACCTCCGGCACTGACAGAACAAGAGTCGGGTGCCCTTAATCAAGATATTGAAGAAAAAATTACAGCTATTCAACAATCAGATCCTGTTTCTGCTGCGATTATCCGAGCCATGGCTCCTAAGTCTCCGGAACAGTACGCCAACATCGGTGATTACTACGCTGATCGAGCCACGTTTCGTCAGATCACTTCAAGAAGGCGGTGGCTTCAGTGACGTCGTTGATGCAATTAAAACAACTGCGGCAAATGAAGAGATGGCTGAAAACTTAGCTGCATTCGCTAAATTCAACCCTCAAATGGCTTACGAAAATATGATCCGTCAGGGTCTTATTAATCGAGAAGCTGAATTAATCGATCAACAAAGCGCAACAGTCACAACTCCGACATATGGATCTTCTCTTGGTACTAACAACGATGCAAATGCCTTAGGTCAGGCAAATGCTGCTGCCTCTCAAGCTAATATTATGGATGAAAGCAATGAACTTCAGGCCGCTGCTGAGATTCAAAAAAATAACGAAATCATCGCAGCTAGTGCTCCAATCGAGTACGGAAACCTTCAGCGACCTAATCAGTTTCTTGCTCAACAATTAGCTGAGCGTATGGGAGGTTTCTGATGAACCCTGAAACAATCACTCAATACATTAACGCTGCCACATCAGTTCTAGGCGGCGTTGATGATGTTGTTAGAGCTTTTAAAGACATGCCTCGTCGACAAAGCTTTAGAGACTCCTTAAACCAACAGCGGTCAGCTGGTACTTCAGCTACTTCTCCAACTGACAATATTTATGATTATCGGTTTCTTCTTGAGAATGAAGACGTCCTTTATCCTTTAGGAAAAGACTTCTCAACTAAAGCAAAAGCTGTTCAAGATGATCCATCAGTAGGAATTCAACCTGACATGTATATTTTCGACGACAAGAGAGGCTTTAAAGGTGCAGTTCCGACAAGATTAGCTGAGATGGCAGGCTACAAGCTTCGAGTTGGAGAAGACGGAAGAACTATCGTAGGTTATCAAACTCCCGAAGGAAGGGAGGTCTTATATACAAAATGATCTACACTGTAAACATCCAGGCATAGCGTTGTGGCTTCAACCTCTACTAACAAACAACCCATGATGGTTGACCGCCCCTTTTTCAGGGGTGCTCGTCTTAACAGCTCTACGCCTACTGTTGACGTCGTCAATCCTACTTTTTCAAATTTAGTACAACTTGTCCGTGTGGGTGATTTACCATCAGAAGATGGTGCAGTCATTGAAGACCTTTTTGTTAGCTCAAAAGAAGCCTACCCCGACGACAGCGGAACTCGGGCTGCATCTTTTGGTATTTACGTTTACGCTCCTAACCAATCAGCTCCTTCGACAGCTGTTCCCCTTCAAATTAGTACGTTTACAGTCGGGTTATCCGGAAGCACTTTTGGTTTAATCCAGCGTATTGAACTGCCTAAAGTTATCGCTCCTACTCCTGGTGTTGGTTTTACTAACCAAACCCGTCCGATTGAACTTGGTGCTTCTGAAGCTCTCTATCTTGAAAAAGGATATATTCTCTGTGTCGGTCAAATCCCAGCTCCCAGTATTGCAGTATCAGGAGGGATGAGCGCTTCTGGTATTGATATTTTTGCACAAGGCGGTTTCTATTGATTCGTGTCTAAACGAAAGAAAGGTTCAGACTTTTTTGGATGGGATAATCACTCTCCTAAAAAGTCTGATTTTGCTTTCAATAAGATACAAGGATCTTCGTCTTCGGCGGCTTTAAATAGGCCGATGGTCTGGAATCAAAAGTTCAGACCAGATCAGCAGTTAAAAGATTTTAGTATCCTTTTTGATTACAACTATGCGTCTATGTGGACGCGGTGGCGAAGAGGTTACGAACTATATATGTATACAAATCAGGCTCTTGTTGGTCTGAACTACACTTTTAGATATGCAATGAATGGACAAGCCGGATCCGGAGGGACCGAGATTCCAGGCTTGATGTATATGTACCCTTCTTCTGAGCAGGATATGGGTATGCGTATGGTCGTTATTAAACCAAGAGATAGTATCAACCTTCTTGACTTAGGTTTATCAGTAAAAAGCGTTTTTGATTATGACACAACTAACAAAATTATCGGTGTAGAGCTCTCGAGTAATTTCGGCGCACCTGTTTCTTTTATGACGGGTGAGGTTGTATCGGATCGTTTTCAAGCTGACGGCACACCTAAAACTACATACAACAACTACACCGTTGTGGCTGTCGGCACTAAAACAGGTGGCCCAGCTGTTCCGGTTGGTGACGCCACGCAGGATACTTTGTTTTTATCTCTTACGGAAGACACAAGTTGGACTACTATTGGCGACGAAAGTTTCGCAACACCTGCTCAATCGAATCCCATTGTTGGTGAGTTTCTTTCTTCAGCCATGCGTTTTGGTTGTAACTGCCCAGATTATTTGGGTCGAGAAGAATTTAACTTATATAAATACGCTCAGAAACGAAATTACCCTTATACGTCAACACAAGATTTAAAGCCAGGTACTTATGACCCAGGTTCCGAGACTTTTAGTGGTGAAAGACCTGTGGAAACCCGAGACTTTCCAGGTTTCGCAAGAGATTTTGGTTTTATATATACTAAAAAACTTTTTAGATATTAGTGAATATAAAGACGATGCCGGTTCATCTTATTCAGATCCAAATGTCCTTTACTTTCAACCTCGTTTTTGTAAACACATATATGCCTCTTGGTGGGACATGCAGAATAGATTCCCTAACTACAAATACTTAGCTCCTTACTTAGCTCAACCAGCTGATGAGCCTATGGATGAAAGATATAGAGAATATTTTTATAGGCAGTTGGGTAAGCAAACAGCTTTTCTGCAATCGACCGAAGCTCTTCAGTGGTGGGAGAGTTACTCGCCTGCTAGGAACACAGTTCCTGATCACGTTCTTTATTCAGACATGAACCCAACAATGGTCAAAGTTATCGAACTTTGATACGTTGGCGTCCCGGTGTAACTACTCAGTTACGTGGCCTAGTGGTTTTATCATGTTTGATATCGATGAATTTAATCCTCTTCAGCCAGTCCCTCCTGAAGAAAGACCTGTTGTTGACGGCGGTATATATGTAGATGGCGTAGCTAGTGGTGTAATCCCGTCAATTATTTATGATGGTGGCGAATACCTGAGTGGATCAGGAGTTCCTCCTCTTTTCAGACCTGCAATTAACGGCGGTACCTATTAATGACAACCACACCTGTAACTCTTCTTTCAAAAAGATCTGGTAATGCTTCTGATCGCCCGTTAGATACAACTGTTCAAGCAGGAGAATTAGCTCTTAACTTTGCTGCTGCTGAGAATGGTCTTTACTTTAAAGATTCTGTTGGTGATATTCGAAAGGTAACGGGAACTCATTACGGCAATAATGCACCTAATTCATCACCTGCTGGCGAAACAGGTAACTCAGTAGGAGAGGTTTGGGTTGATTCATCTAGCTCTGCTTACTATCTAAATGTTTGGACAGGTTCGACTTGGCAGAAGATTGGAGCAGCATTTGCTGATACTGCCTCTCAGGCTTCTGTGACGATTGCTTCAGGAGCGCTTGTAGCAAATAGCTCCGTGGTGGCTTCGGGTGCTTTTGGGTCGATCAGCGCTTCTGGTGCTCTAGGTACTCCGATTGCTTCTGGTGCTCTTGGAACCCCTATTGCTTCTGGTGCCTTGGGTGCTCTGCTTGCTTCTGGTGCTCTTGGAACTCCGATAGCCTCTGGTGCTCTGATTGCTTCTGGTGCTCTGGGCACTCCGATAGCCTCTGGAGTAGAGCTTGTTGTAATTAGTGGAGCTTTTCCGTCAGTCCCAGCTTCAGGTGTTTTTGGGTACCGTGTTGATCCTCCAAGCGGCCTTTTTGTATCATTTGGAGGAGGCTGGGTTCCCGCGTAAAGTGCTTTTTAACATCCACGCTCCTTTAAAAAGATTTCCAACAATTTCAGCTAAATGATTCTCAACGTCAGGTGCTCCTATTTCTTGAGCCATGGCATACACGTCTTTAGCCATAAAACCGCCGTCTTCTAAGTTTTTGATATACAAAACTAAACTTTCGTCAGCTTCGTAGGTTTTTGTAGTTTTGAAATTTTTATACTGACCTAATAGACCTTTTTGACACATAGGCAGCAGATAATCCATGCTGCGGACTAATTCTGCAAGTGTGTCAAAATCTTCAACGTGCTGTTCGTACTGTTTCTTTAAAAATTTATGGACTGCCAAAAAATAAGGTGCTTCCAAATTTAAGTGAATAAGGTGAGCTTGAATGTTTAAGTGAAATAAATATGAGGCCAATTCGACCATCTTATAAATAAGATTGTCAACGTTGGCCTCCTTAACGACGACAACTTCCTCTTTAACAATTTCCTCCGTGGGAGCTGTTGTAAGCTCTTGGAGTAATTGATTTGTGAAAGAAGAAGACATTTACTTGATCAGTCGCACGGACACACTGTAGCTTGCTCTTCTTGACCTTTCAGATACTCTTCTAGTGCATCTTTATTAATACGAAAAAGAGACTTCACTCCATTTGGCTGAAGGTTTACGTAAGTGCTTTTTGGGCCATCCACCTTGTTGATTGGATTCAGTAAGAGAGATGCGTTTACGGACAAAGCCAGTAGAGCAGTTCAGCAACTCTGCTGTCTGAGCGATTGTGAGTAGTTTCCTGGATTCCATGCTGAAAGATGTGTTGAATGATCGCAACGATAAAAGGTTAGCACTGCATTCGAAAAAGTCATCTAGTAAAACACAATGAATGTTTTTTTTAAGATTTGATGCCTAGACTTGTTACAGATACAACTTTGTCGATGGCTACTGTGCGTATCGCAGGAGAACGTTTCAGCGGCTACAACAAACCGAAGCGCGACGTCCAAGGAGGCAAGAAATTCGTTGTCGCAGCTAAAGGAAGGGGACAAGGTTCGCTTAGTGCGTTTTGGCGATGCTAACATGACTATTAAGAAAAACGACCCTGAGCGTCGTAAAAGCTTTAGAGCGCGTCACAAGTGCGATGAAAAGAAATCAAAAACTAACCGCTGGTTACTGGTCATGCAAAGCATGGTGAGTCTTATTTAATATGAATTGTTAGGATAAGATGACCTAGACTGTTGAATATCGGTATCTGATTATGGACGACACCGGTCACCTTAGTGTTAGTCTCACTCTTGAAGACGAATTTACGCTCACACGAATCAAAACAGCAGCCAAGGAATTAAAAGGGAGAGAACGCGATCAGTATTTTTGGGATAGGATTGTCCGCTTTGTTTGCCGTGAGCGGGCTTATAAGTTCGTTGCAGACGAGCTTGGCGTCATCGTTGACCCTAATATTGGAGTATTCGATGACGTCAAAGATGACGATTAACACTTCTCCTAATTTTGAACGCTGGAAAAGAGCAGTCAGCGGAGCAGAAGGAACTTTAAGACAAGGAAATATAGACTATAACATCTTGTATGGCGGTGGGAAGTTTGAAGGATATGATAAACACCCTGACAAAGTCGTAAGCGGAGGCCGCTATAAAAGTGCTGCTGCAGGTGCTTATCAGTTTATGCCTGAAACTTATTATGAGCTTCAACAAAAATATGATATTCCAGATTTTTCTCCTGCCTCACAGGATATGGCTTTGTATCTAAGAATGAAAGAGAGAGGCGTAGATCCTGATAAAGACCCAATTACTCCTGAAACAGTTGCAAAACTTGCTCCAGAATTTGCTTCCTTTCCGACTATGGAGGGCGAGAGTTTTTATGGACAACCTGTTAAAAGTTTTCAAGATATTCAAAAATATGCTGGCGTTTCTCCTAAAGAACCAAAAGTAAAAACTCAAAGTTTACCTAAAGAACCAAAAGTAAAAACTCAAAGTTTACCTAAAGAAGATCAAGCTACGTTGTACCAGATGGTTGTACTAAAACAACTGATAGATGAGAATAACAGACTAAAAGACGATTTAGAAAATAAACCTGCTGTATCAGCATCAGATCTGTTTAATGCCATGGAAAAGTCTGAGCAACGTGGTCAAATTGAAGCTCTTACTGAAATGTTCTTAGAATCTGAAAGGAGAAGAGCTGAAGAAAAGCAACGAGAACTACTACAAAAAAGAAGAAGTGATATGCAAAAAAAATTAGATCCATTAGCTTCATTAGCTTACTTCCAAGCTGCTTCTAAGGCAGCAGGAAAACAGTTTAAAGCAGGTCAACCAGTTAACTGAGTGTATAATTAAAAATATGTTGGTTGGGTTTATCTGCGATGGCGATGAATTACAACATCCCTGTTGGACCTGAAGCTGCAGTCGATTTAGTCGACCAAGCCAGTATTTTTAACATTGGAAACCAAAACAGGCGGTCAAGGTTTTTATACAGGTCAAGAAGGAAAAAGTTCTGGTCTGCTTGGAAGTCTTACTGGCTTGTTCGGAGGGGTCGGAGATTTAGTAAGGTCTTCTCGCGGTAGTTCCGAGGGACCTATGGGTATTCTTGGAAATCCTTTCGATCCGAGATACGCGGAAGAGGCAACGGCAAAAATTGATACAGAAACTGCAAGAACACTTCAACAATTAGGCGGCATTGTAAATGACATTGCTTATTTAACAGGGAACACGACACCAGAAGCTGTTCAAGAATTTAGAAATCGTTATAAAGATTACTTTGAACCAGCAGCACAGCGTGGTTATAACCAACTATTTAATTACGAGCCTGGCTCCGTCGGAACCACTCCTATTTCAGAGTATGGCGATAGAGCTACTAATAAGATTTACGACACCATGGGTAAATATAGTGCTCTAAATCGTCAGAATTATATGGATATTGCTACGAAACCTCCGACTGTTGAAGTCGATACTGAGGTATTCCAACCACAGTTCGATAAATACATGGATGAAGCAAACAAAAAACTCTATGACTATTCGGGCTCCCAAACTCAAGACTTTATCTCTGGTGCTGGTAAGCCTGGCTCTCGCTACAGCAGGCAGCGTATGGCTGGATTTTTTGCTGATGCTCCCGAAGTGAAACGTTTGATGGACTTTGGTGCGTAGTATGTTAGGTAGACATAGTGTCGAACGTAGATTAAATAGAACTATTTACAGACGTTCTGAGCACGTAAATAAAAATCCTTCTTTTAGATTAGCAGGCAAGATTTTTTCGGAATCCTCAGACCAAGCACAGTACAGAAACTCATTAAGACAAGCTATGCAAAAGTCTCGCCCCGTGGGACTTGGCTTTGGTGCTTATGATGTTTACGGTCCCGATGACAACTGGTCGTCTCAAGAAAGTCTCAGAGATACACACGACCGAGGTCACTATATTGTCGGTGAAAATCATGGATTCTCGTTTGATAGTCCTGAATAGGAGGCATATAAAAACAAAACAAAAACTTTTGAATGTTTTATTGGTTTTAACTTTTTATTATCTTCAAGAAGTCTTGGATGTTCCTTCAAAATACACAGCGGTAAATCTATACCTATTTTTTGCATAGAGATAAGAGCAACTTCAGATGAAGTTAAAAGTATTATTCCTTCGTTAAATTCTCTTTTTAACCATTTTTTGTAGGCTGTTTCAAGCCACACTCTTTGGTTTGATTTTTTGAAGTAAGAAATTTTTGTAAATAATAAGTCTGATTTTGGTTGTTCAGATTTAAGTGATACGTCTCTAGGAGGATATAAATAAATATTTTTACTCTTCCATTCTTGTTTCAGTCCATTGTTTCGCCAATCAAAATATTTTTCTGCTTGAACAATACTGTTAGCGTGTTCGCTACTGGCTGGATCAAGAGTTATTTCACCACCAAATAAAGATGCAGCTGCTGCCACAAGTTTTGGAGGTGATACAAAATCCTTCTTAGCTAACATCAGCTAACCGGTATAAGACGCATTTGACTGTGGACACTTTTGTGTTTTGAATCTTCCCAAGCAACGCGGACATAAAAATAGTTAGCACCGCCTTTTACTGGTTTAGTAAATACTTCTTCTACAACACCAACTTTTCTCTCATTAAATACTTTGAAACTTTCTTTTCCAGATTCTGATAACCAAATATTATTAAAACGATCTTTTTCAGTTACTCGGTCACCTACTTTGAACCTTGGTTTTGCACAGCCTTTTTTGTTTTTATTGGAAGTCATAAAATCAATCCGCTAGAAGCCTCATCAATACGCTTATTCGCTTCGTTCGCATCTAAAAGATGGATGTGAATTCCATCTTGATGAACCATAGCAACAATAGCAACATCCTCATTATCTTCTTTTTCGATCACTTTGATAGTTTGTTCGAACATACCACTTAGATTATCATCCATGGCTTCTTGAGCAATTGCTAAATCTTGTTCAAGATCAAACTTTGAAATATATTTGCTGGCGTTAGGTTGCTCAGGGTTAAAAACAAGACAGCCGGGACCTACTGCGCTTCTATTTCTAAAATAAATATCGATCATATCGGACAAAATAGTTCGAATAATACCTGCAGATAACATTCGATCTGTTTCACTTCCTTGAAATAGGGCTTGGATTTTTTGAGCGTTTTTACTGAATTCAGTCATATTTAAAGTTGCTCCAAGCTGCTTGAAGAATTTCATGAACATCATACAGAAACTTAGTTGAGTTGTTGTCAGATGGATCTACTTTTTGTGTAGTGCTTACCCTCCACCAATCCTGATTTACCGCCAGAGGCTAAACCTTAGATAAAATTAGCTTATCAATTGTGACCGACGGTACACCGAGTCTTTCAGCTACAGCTTTTCTATTCACAAAAGCCGTGGTCCTTCTTTGATGTTTGTCTGCGCTGAGTAGTTGAAGAGAGATGTCAATGTTTGTTAACGCAGTAGAGATTTCTTTTAAGGATTTTGTGAGTTGGGGATTTTCCATGTGATTTGTAATGCACAGGAAGACTAGCAGAGTTCTGGTGACGTGCAAGTGTAAGAGGGCTCCCCTCGGTCACCTAGTACTAGGCAACCAGAGCGACTTACGTGGGAGCAGAAACCGGAAAAAATGCTAACCCAACCCTCTGTGGCCGCTAAGCCGGTTCTTTACATTAACGACCGAGATTAGTCTAGTAACCGTTCGGCTTGACTGTACGAAATCACTAGGCTCATCGATCAATAATTTTAATTAATTTATTAAGCTTAGTTTCTTTTCCTTCGTATGAAGGGTCATTGAGCACCTGCCAGTTAACGATAAGCATTGAGTAAGTAGTATTGACTTTGTTTAGCTTTGAGAGCACCTAGTCTCCATTTTTCAAAGTCATAACTACTGCTATATCGACTATTTCCTATATTCATTTCCGACTGACGAATCTCCATTTGTATGTCTATATCAGAAATGGTTAATTCGATTGAAGAAATTTTTGCAGCGCACTCAGCTCTGCTTACCGGAGGTTTATTGTCCGAATAAATCCAAGGGGGAAGATTATCGATAATGTATTTTTCAGGCCAAAGTGGCTCCCGATTAGGTTTATTCTCCGCTGAAGAAGTGTTCGAGAATGTCCTCGATGAATTTGTTGAAATCGCCATTGACACAGTAAAGGTTGTGGAACTCAAATCGAGTGGAAATTACGAGATCTAACTTCTCAAGTTTTTTAAGCTGAGATCTAGTCGTGTTCTCGCACTGACCTAGAGACGTAGAAAGTGTAAGGACGTCTGTAGGCTGCAAGGACTGTAGCTCATAAATCAGATAACGCAGCTTCTCAACTTGCTTAGATCTTTTCTTATTCTTTGTATCGATCTCGTGGATAGCTCGATAGAGTGCTTCTCTCGCAGTAGTTGACGAGCTGTATCTGTACTGACTCCTGCAAGCAGGACTCGATTTAGAAAGTTTTCCGATTCTGTCGTGAGACGACTTGCTGCTGTTTTTACGAGACATATATGATGAGGGTTAATACAGTTTCGGTTAGAGCAAATAGATTTTACACAATGGCTTGGTGTTATTGAGGTTCTCCAGAATCGTTCGTACACACGTCTGAGGAGTCTTGGATTGGGTTTAGCTGCGTCATCACGCTGAAGGCACTCGTTTGAGTCAAGCGTATATCGCGAGCGTTCTAGCCAAGCATCGAGCCTCTCCCACTTCGTTGCTGCTTGTTGGAGTTCGTGTCGGCAGACCTCGCAAGCAATAAGCCCCGGAGGGAAAAGGATGTGAGGTATTTCCTTTGGTCGCATCAGAAAAGGCTCAGACCGCCTGCAGCGACAGGTCCAGCGAACAGCCGAGTCGAATATCTCGACCTCCCAGTGGCCCTTGATTTCAGTCCTTAGAAGCTCTCCAAAAGGTTCTGAAGGGAGGGGCGGCGAGAGAAGTCGAAACAGCTCCGCAGACCTTGCGTCTCTTGTCGTCAAATCAATTTCAGTATTCATGTTTCTAGTGTAGCACACTTGTTTTTAAGTGCATACAGAGCACAGATGGGTAGGTATACTCAAAAATACAAGGGAAAATAACTTTTACAATAAGAGGCTTTTACCTTCGAATGTCGTTATTACGTAGTTTTTATATCGTGCAAACAAACGACGATTGAAAAAAAATCTCTAATTTTCCTTATACGATTATTTTATACGTCTATAAAGTAACGAATTAAGTGACATTTAAGGGTAAACGTAAAGCTTACAGAAGAAGTTTTTACACAGGTGTTTAGACGAAATCCTCGTGGGTTGGCAGTTTTGCACATACTGGTTTAAGATTCAGGAAATATACTGAGACCCATGTCGAACTCAGCTGTGAAACTAGAATCTGAAGTGTCCTGGCAGACACTGAAAGAGCGTGCTTTCTTTCTCGGCATTCCGGCATGGAAACTAGCAGAGGAATATGCTTTTCATCAGAAAGACAATAAAAAAGAAGTAATCAAGAGGTAGACTTCTATAAGGAGGTTTGGTATTTGAATGCCCGAAGAAGTAAACTCGCCTCCGTGTCCCGTACATGGGGCACCTCCTAGGGCGCTACATCCGCACAATTTCTTTGGTATCGTCACTGTTATCGAAGAAATAATCGACACGATTTCTGGCGTGGGCACTACATCTTTTTCTCGTTGTCCTTACGGATACCCATTCAACTTCGAAGGCGTCGTTCGAGCTTTAGAAGACTTAAATTTGACTGCAAGCGGTATTCAAGGAGGAGGAGGCGCTCCAATCATTACTTCAGGTGTTGCTCCTGGTTCTGGTTTATATGCTTCAATCAGCGGCAGTCTTGTCTTATTTAACTTAGACGCTAGAGCTGAGGGATCTGTTTCTCTTGACTACGACGGCAATACAGCTGTTATAAGTGGTTCCGCTTCAACAGGTACCGGAGGAACCATTTATTGCTTCTGGCTCACCGGGTGCTGGCGGCTTCAATAACGGTGACGCTTGGTTCGATTACAAACCAAGGTCGTCTGTTTGTATTTGTGTCTGGTGTTGCTGGTGCTTCCGGTGCTTGGTATCAAAGCAAACGCTGAAGGCATCGCTCTTATGAGTGATATCCCGCCTTCAGGAGACCACCTCAATGCTCCCTCTCGTCACGGAAGCATCTGGTTTAATCAACTTGCTGGTTCACTCTTTGTGTATGACGCTCAGACGAGTGGCTGGTATGAAACTGGTCCTATCAGAAACTTTGCATACGGAGAAGCCTCTCCTTCTCCTAGCGTCGACGGACAAGGTTGGTATGACAGCTCGACCAGTGTCTTGAGGGTTTGGGATGGCAGTTCTTGGACTAGCGTCTAAACTTGGAGCGAATTTCGTCTAGCCATGTCCAAGCCTAAACCAACTGAGTTTGTTCAATCGAAACCCAAGACCACCAGCATCGGACAGGGTAAACACTCAAAGCCAAATCGTCGCGGCAAGAAAAAACTGCGTGGTCAAGGACGCTAAACTATAGATATTACTTAGGTCGATATGGCAATCGCTTCTTTTTACGCTGGCGAGGACATTACAGCAGGCGACGCTGTATTTGTCGATTCCAACGGTATTCTTTTTAAAGGTATTGGAACCGATAAAGCTAATGCTTCTGTTGTTGGTTTTGCTATCGACTCTGTTAGTTCAGGCAATTTAACTCGTGTTGATGTCGATGCTCAGTGTACGAGTCTCAGTAGTCT